AGCCGATCCGCATTTTATTTTAGGTCTAAAACCTTCTGGAACAAAAAAACAAGTTGTAATCCCAACACTAGGAGAATTGCAATGGAAATATCCATTTATATATACTTTTCCATTATGTTTATAACTGTTTCCGGTGAATGCATATTTTGAATCTATGCTAGTAATTGTAAATTCTATTCTGTTATTTAAGTCAGAATTTAGTTGTGTTGTTGAGTAAAAACAGAGAAAAAGGAGAAAAAGATATGGCAGTAAAAACAGTACAAACCGTCATTAACGGACAGACATATACACTTACACTTAACAGCTCAACAGGAAAATACGAGGCTACAGTAACAGCTCCGTCAAAATCCAGTTATAACCAGAGTGGACATTACTATCCAGTAAAAGTAACAGCAACGGATGATGCTGGAAACTCAACATCTAAGGATGCGAGTGATTCTACCTTAGGATCATCCCTTAGATTAACAGTTAAAGAGAAAGTAGCTCCAGTTATTGCAATTGTAAGCCCAACAGCTGGTTCATTCTCTACAAACAGCAAACCTACGATCACATGGAAAGTTACCGATGCGGATTCTGGAGTTAACCCAGCAACAATCGGTATTACACTTGACAGTGGTACTAAGGTAACAGGCGATGCGATCACTAAGACAGCGATCACAGGCGGATACCAGTGTACATATACACCTACAACAGCGTTGTCAGATGGAAGCCATACGATCAAGTTGGATGCATCTGATTATGATGGCAACGCAGCAGCTACAAGCTCAACGTCATTTAAGTTAGATACAGTTCCACCAGTATTAACATTGTCCAGCCCAAAGGACAAACTTGTTACAAATCAGTCTGCATGTACAGTAAAAGGTACAACCAACGATGCAACCTCAAGCCCTGTAACAGTTACAGTTAAGCTTAATTCTGGAGCAGCAGAAGCAGTCACGGTTGGAAGCGATGGAGGTTTCAGCAAGGTTCTTACTCTTGCAGCAGGTACAAACACAATTACAGTTGTCGCAAAAGATGGTGCTGGTAAGACAACTACAGTAACACGTACCGTTACGTTAGATACAGCGGCACCTGTGATCAAGAGTGTTACTTTAACACCGAACCCAGTCGATGCAGGAAAGACATTTATCATATCCGTTGAAGTAACGGACTAGGTTAGTTGTTATGGTAGTTCGACTAGAGGGAAACGTAAACGGAGAGTCAGTGATCTTAACTAGATCCGCTGACTCTTTAGATTTATGGGAGTCCGTTATACCAGCTACATTAAACGGAAGGTATGTAATCGGATTAACTGCATATGATGAGGCAGGGAATGTAAGTAGCTATTCTACATACATACTTACAGTAGATCTTAAAGCATTAAGAGTTTCACTGAAGCCTTTTGATTTGTATGCAACCTTGCACAACGAAAAATAAGAAGAAATAAAAGAGGAGGAGAACATGCAAAAAAAGAAAGTGATCATAATGCATCCGGGAGAATCCAGAACAGCAGTAATTACTATACATTCTATTAAGCAAGAGAAATTTACAATCGAAAGTGCGGAGTACTCGCTAATACGCATGAAAGACAAAGCTGAAGAAAGCACTGGAGTTTGTAATATTAAAGAACATGATATAGAAGCACTGATTTCTCCTCAAAAACGTGGTACCTATGTACTAAACATCAGATATGCAGTATTGGACGAAATCTTAATAGAGCATATAGAAGTGAAGGTGGTATGAGATGGCAGAAATCATTGAAATTAAGTCTGTAAGTCTGTCTCCTAACCCAGTACAGACTGGTGGAAAAGTTAAGATCAGCGTAGGACTTGAAGCAAACGAAAGTGATGTTGATTGCTTCTATTGCATATTTTCTTCCGAATTAGAAAAAAGTCAAGTAACAATGACAGCAACGGTGTAGCTGAGGAAGGAGACATATTGGAAGATGAATACTTAAGACGACACGAACATGAAGAGTTTGCCAAAGATGTAGATCGTGAGCATAAGAGACAAAACAAAAGAATTGCAGCATTAGAAGTGACAGTAAGACAGATCAATGATCTTACACTGTCTGTACAAAAACTTGCGATCAATATGGAACACATGCTCGTTAATCAGACAGAACAAAGCAAAAGGCTTGAAGAGTTAGAGAACCGAGATGGAGAGAAATGGAGAAGCGTTTCTATGTATGTCCTGACTGCATTAATCGGTGCAGTGCTCGGATTTGCACTCAAACAAGTTGGGATATAAGAAGGAGAGATAAGATGAAAGAATTATTTGAACAGAATAAGGTGTTTTTTTTGGCAGTGATCACAGTATTGATCATTGCTTTTTTAGTTAAGAAACTGATCGACTATATCACAAAGAAAGGTCTTGAAGGAATCAGACTGGATGTGTACAAGCTGTTTGTAGAAGCAGAGAAAACCTTCCGAGCATCCAAGCAAGGACAGCAGAAATTTGATTATGTAATACATATGGCCAGAGGACTTTTACCTAAACCTATTCAATTATTTGTAAGCGAGAGCATGTTAAAAGAAGCTGTGCAACTGTGGTTTGACGGTATTAAAGATCTACTCGATGATGGTAAATTAAATAATTCAGTATACGATTTAGAAGATGTTGAGGAAGTCAGCAGAGAAGATAAGATCAATCATACGACAGAGTTAGATGACGGAACATGGACAAATTACGCAGAGACTCCGTTACCTGAAACTGAATTAGAAGATCCAGAGGAACAGGAACAGACAGAAGATAATCAGGCAGCAGCAGAACAGGAGGTGTAGACATATGAGAATCGCATTGACAGTAGGACACAGTTTGCTTAAAAATGGATCATATACATCAGCAAGTGGAGAAGATTGCGGTGGAGTAAACGAGTATAAGTACAATAAAAAGCTGATGAAAAAGGTAAAAGAATATCTTGAAAGCGACGGACACAGTGTTGATCTGTATATCTGCCCAGAGAAGGTATTTACCGCTGCGTCACAGGAAAAATCATGGAAACTGACACGTTTAAATGCAAAGAATTATGATCTTGTTGTCGAAGGTCACTTGAATTGCTATAATGGAAAAGCACACGGAACAGAAGTATTATACGTTTCCGAAAATGGTAAGAAGTACGCAAAGAGAGTCCAGAAGAAACTCGTATCTGCTAGATTTACAGATCGTAACGTGCAGAAGAGAACGAACCTGTATATGCTGAATAGTACAAAGGCAACAACGATCATGACAGAGAGTTTTTTCTGTGATTCTAAGTCCGATTATAAAATCGGTAAGTACGTAAATAAGATCGCTAAGTTGATCGCAGAAGGAATCTGCAATAAAAAGCTTGGAATAGTTACCAAGGCTAAGGAATCTGTAAAAACGACAGTGAAGAAAGTTACCAAAGCAACTGTATATGCTAAGGTTGTCACAAAATCTGATCCACTGATGATCAGACAGAGTGCAAACGTATCATCTAAGATCATTGGTAAAATTCCGAAAGGATCAAAAGCAGAAGTAATTAAAAAAGGCAGCACGTGGACGAAAGTTAAGTACAAGAGCGTAACAGGGTACTCAGCTACAAGATACCTTAAATTTTAATATTAACCAGGGGAGAAATCCTCTGGTCTTTTTTTATTTCCAGAAATTACATAATTATTTTTATAGATAATCCAACAATAATATGTTAGCATAAAAGAAAACGTTGGAGGTATAAGTGATAATGATATGGAATATACAAAGCTATTATAGAAAAGCAGAATACAAATCAGATATACAATTGTATGAAGATATTCTCGAAAAGAAAGATGTTTCATTAGCTATTGGAGCGATTGAAGAGTACTTAAATTTAGCACAAAATCCAGCAGAATTATCAAATCAAAAAGTTGGAAAATATGAGTTACGAAATGTTGAAAGTGCAATTATATGTTATTTAGCTTTAGAAAAAGTTAGTGATGATACAGATTTAAAAAGTAATTGGCGACAAAAAATAGAAGAAGTAGAACAAATTGCACAAATAAAAAACGGGAAAAAATTTGCTGATTAAATGTTTCTTACGGGAGAAAAATATGAATATAGAAGAAAAAT